GGGCAGTCTCAGCCTATGCCTACGGACTTTTTCCCAAGTTATGTACCAAAGCCTTCGCCGATTATTGAAACGGTTCAAAGGCCTGAGCCTAACCGGCCAACACCTAGGCCTGATGCAAGACCTGTGATGGGTGGAGGAAGCGGTCGCATGATGGGTGGCGCGGGTATTGATAGAGGTTTTGGCAGAGATCAAATTAATTATGGGGAATTTATTCCATAGCGTTAAATGGATTCAATATCTCTCGCGGCCTACATTTATAAGAAGATAGATCAGTATGAGGAGTCTCATATTGATTACATAACTTCTGGCAATATCAAGGATATGGAGGACTACAAATTTGCGATGGGTGAGTTATCGATGCTTCGCACCCTTCGTGAGGAACTAAAAGAAGCGTTGCATATTGAAGGAGATCCCCTCGATGAGTGATCTATCACTAGATTCCATCGCAGCAAAACCGTCCGTTACGGATGCATATGTGAGTGAACGGGTCTTAGACCCGTCTGTGCTTGATTCAAGTTTGATTGAAAGAATGCCTGAACCCTCTGGCTGGAGACTTCTTGTGCTCCCGTACAAAGGCAAAGGTATGACAGACGGCGGCATACAGCTGCTTGAATCTACGGTGAGCAAAGAAAATCTTGCTACATCGATTTGTTATGTTCTGAAAGTTGGGCCACTGGCTTATCGTGATCTAGATAAGTTTGGTAACGAACCTTGGTGCCAAGAGGGTGACTGGGTTCTTATTGGTCGTTATGCGGGCGCTCGATTCTCTTTGGAGGATGACCATGAGGTTCGCATCATCAACGACGATGAAGTAATTGGAACAATTCTTGATCCAGACGATATCAAATCAGCATAGGTGAAAAACAATGGCCGAAGAAACATTGAGTGAAGCTTTATCAAAGCTTGACGATGACAACATAAACAGCGCAGCACTGCCTGAAGGTAAACGCGTAGAAGAAGAAGTTCAGGACGATGCTACTTATATAGAGTTTTCTGAAGAAGAGATGGAAGACATCTCGCCTGTCACGGAAGACTCTGTGCAAGAAGACTTTGAAGCTCCTGAAATTCAGGACGAAGAAGAGCTATCTGAAGCAGAAGTAAGAGCTCGCACTGCTCAGAATCGCATCAACCAAGCGGTTAAGCAGGCGAAAGACTACCAGCGCAGAGAGTTGCAGGCGCTTCAGTATGCGAAAGAACTGCAAGAACAAAACGAACAACTTGCTTCTCAGCTTCAAAAAACGCAAACGTCTACTGCAGAGCAAAATCTCAAGATGCAGGAAACGTACAGCGGTGAGTTTGCCACTCGTGTAGAGACTCAAGCTGAAGCAGCCAAGAGAAACTTAAAGACTGCATATGAGTCTGGTGACCCAGAGGCTATGGCAGAAGCTCAGCAGCTGCTTGCAAAAGCTGAAGCTGATCGCAATGCACTGGCCCAGTATCAACGTGACCTTGAGCAGTACAAAGTTGACTACGCTGCTTGGCTTGAACAACAAGAAGCTGATGCTGAGTATCAAGAAGAACAGATGGCTCAGCAACAACCCGCATATCAAGAACCTATATACCAAGAACCATCACCAAAAGCACAGGAGTGGGCTTCTGCTAATGAATGGTTCGGCACAGACACCGTTATGACAAATGTTGCTTTTGCCATACATAACGACCTCATACAGAGCGGTGTTGACTTAGAGTCTGATGAATACTACGCTCAAATTGATTCCCGTATGCGGCAAGAATTGCCACATAAATTTAACGGGCAAACTAACGCGAGAGACAACAACAACGTCCAAACCGTTGTCTCTGGATCGCGCACGACTGGAAGTGGACGCAATCAAAACTCTCGTAGAGTTGAACTGAATCCAAGTGAACAAGCATTAGCAAGGAAGCTTGGAGTACCGTTCAAAGAATACGCAAAACAGAAAATGAGGTTACAAAATTCATGAGCGAAGAAACAACAGTACCAGGTTCTGATAGAACCCCACGACGTGCTTCTTCACGGTCTTCAAAGGCCGCAAGAAAACCATGGACTCCACCTCAAGTATTGGAAACTCCAGAGGCTCCTGAAGGGATGCGGTATCGTTGGGTGCGAACCCACATACGGGGTGAAGCAGATAAGACCAACGTACACATGAGATTTCGTGAGGGGTATGAACCTGTACACCCAAGTGAAGTTTCAGGCTATGACTTGCCGGTTATCGATGATGGTAACCATGCAGGAACAGTCGGTGTCGGCGGTTTGATGCTTACCAAAATTCCAGAAGAGACTGTGGAAGAGCGAAATGCTTACTTCGCAAAACAGACCGATCAGCAAATGAATGCTGTAGATAACGATCTGATGCGTGAAGAACACCCTGCGATGCCAATCTCGAAAGAGAGAAAGACGCAGGTATCTTTTGGGCGAGGCAACAAATCAACGTAGCCTCATTTTGATTGTGTTTAACTAGGAGATTCAAAAATGGCTAATCAAGATGCCGCTTTTGGAATGCGTCCAGTTCGGATGATAGGGGGCGGCCCCTACACGGGCGGACAAAGCCGATATCGAATCGCCGCTAACTACGGAACCGCTATCTTCCAAGGAGATATGGTTATGCAAGTTACTGGTGGTACGGTAGAGGTTCACGCTGACGGAGGCACTGTGCCTATCGTTGGTGTGTTCAACGGTTGCTCTTTTACTGACCCAACAACGGGTGAGCAGAAGTTCAGCAACTTCTACCCTGCAAGCACTAATGCTTCGGACATTATCGCTTTCATTATCGATGATCCGAATGTTGTGTATGAAATCCAGGCTGACGACACGTTCCCAGTTGCTGATTTGTTCGGTAACTTCGATATCGTGTACACCAGTTCTGGCAGCACCGTTACAGGTATCTCTGGCGCTGAGCTAGATGTAACTACGGGTGCAACCACAGCTGGTTTGCCAATTAAGGCGATTGATATTTCTGCTGATCCAGAAAACTCAGATGTCGCCACGGCGAATACCAACGTACTTGTTGTTATTCAGAACTCAATCTACGGCCAAAAAGGCGCCGGTTTAGCATAGGAGGCTAACTAATGGCTATTTCAAGAGCACAATTAGCCAAAGAGCTAGAGCCTGGCCTCAACGCTTTATTTGGCATGGAATACGCTCGTTATGAAAACGAGCACGCTGAGATCTTTGAAACTGAAGCTTCAGACCGGGCGTTTGAAGAAGAGGTGCTGATCGTAGGCTTTGGTAATGCAAAAGATAAATCTGAAGGGCAAGGCGTTGCATACGACCAAGCTTCTGAAGGTTTTACTGCGCGTTACACGCACGAGACGGTTGCTTTGGCGTTCGCGCTAACCGAGGAAAGTGTCGAAGATAATTTGTATGACCGCCTTGGTGCGCGCTATACGAAGGCTCTTGCACGAAGCATGGCTCACACCAAGCAGGTGAAAGCTGCAAACGTATTGAACAATGCGTTTTCTAGCTCCTTCACTGGCGGTGATGGCAAGTCACTTGTGGCTACTGATCACCCACTGGCTGGTGGTGGCACCTTTTCAAATCGTCCATCTGCATTTGCAGACTTGAACGAAACGTCGCTGGAGAATGCGTTGATCAGCATCTCTACTTTTGTGGATGATCGAAACATGATCTTGGCTCTGCAAGGAACCAAGCTGATTGTTCCGCCTCAACTACAATTCGTAGCTGATCGTCTGCTGGAAACACCAGGGCGCGTCGAGACTGCGGACAACGACATCAACGCAATTAGGAATATGGGTCTGCTGCCTCAAGGCTATGCAGTCAACCACTTCCTGACTGACACCGATGCGTTCTTCGTATTGACTGACGTTCCAGATGGCTTCAAGCACTTTGAGCGCAGCCCGATTGCGACTTCTATGGAAGGTGACTTCAACACTGGTAACGTGCGTTATAAAGCCCGCGAGCGATATAGCTTTGGCTTTAGCAATCCACGCGCAGTGTTCGCTTCACAAGGCGCATAATTGTTCCACATGGAACAGTAAGAAAGGGGCACTTGTTGCCCCTTTTCTTTTTCTGCTGTATAAGTATTTTATCCCTGACAGGCGCATACCGTGCCTGACACTAGCCAAGACAGGAGATACCCATGGCTAATACGACATTCAACGGCCCAGTCCGATCAGAGAATGGCTTCAAAGTTGTTTCAAAAGATGCTACCTCTGGTGCAATCACAGATGTGGTGAATATTGCCTCTACTGGCATCGTTACGAACAAATATGTAAAGCACGTTGGCTTTGCTACGGGCGTTACGGTCAACACCACAGCGGGCGATAGCCCAGCGATTGGTGAGTTTACGCAGCCAGCAAACACAATCATCACTGACATCAAAATTCTTTGTGTCACATCGCCAGTAATTGGTACAGGTGACATAGGTTATGAAGTTGGTACTTCTAGCTCTGGCGCACAGATTGTTGCTGCAGTGACAGATGAGATCCTAGATGGTGGCACGACTGTTGTGGTTGGCAGCGTAACCACCACAACGCTTGTTGCCCAGACTCAAAGTGCTACAACGGCACCTGCTTCTGCGCAATTCACCTCTGCTGAAAGAACGATTTTCTGCAACATCACCAACACGGTTGATGCTACCACCGCAGGCTCGTTTACTTTCATCATCGAGTATGTGCAGTTCGCATAAATAGGGGGCAGTCATGGCTGACGCAGTCACATCACAAACAATTCAAGATGACAATCGTAAAGCTGTTTTGAAGTTTACGAACATCAGTGATGGCACTGGCGAAAGCGCGGTGACCAAGATTGATGTCAGTGCTCTTCAGGCAAACAGCAAGGGCGATTCCTGCACAGAGGTGGCGATATCAAAGATCTGGTGGCAGTGTGTTGGCATGGGCGTTCAGCTTTTGAATGACGCAACCACAGACACTTTGATCATTGCCTTGTCTCCAGACTCAAACGGTATGCACGATTACACGCCGTTCTCTGGGATACCCAACAATGCAGGATCAGGTAAGACTGGTGACGTTCAGTTCACCACGATTGGTGCGAGTAGTGGCGATACATACACTGTGATCCTTGAGGTCATAAAGAGTTATTAATGGCCACTTCTGGAAGCAGAGACTTTGAACCAGATGTTGCGGAATACATCGAGGAAGCATTTGAAAGATGTGGCCTTGAGTTTCGCACTGGTTACGATGGCGTAACTGCAAGAAGATCTTTGAACCTTCTGTTTGCCGACTGGGCAAATAGAGGTTTGAATCAATGGACTGTTACCAATAGCGCAACCACGCTTACCGTTGGTGCTGAGTTTATTGACTTGTCTGCAAGCACAATTGATGTGCTAGACGTTGTTATCAGAAGAACCGAAGGCTCTACGACCACAGATATCACCATGGAGCAGATAGGCAGGTCTGAGTACTACAACATTCCTACCAAATCGACTCAAGCAAGGCCGACTCAGTTCTTCCTTGATAAACAACTGACTCCCCGTCTTTACATTTGGCCAGCATCAGAAAACGCAACAGACCAGTTGATCATCAATCGCTTAGTTCGCATTGAGGATGCAGATGCTAGTGTGAACACAGTTGATGTGCCTTTTCGATTCTATCCTTGTTTGGCGGCAGGACTGGCATACTACATAGCTCTTAAAAAAGCGCCTGACAGAGTTCAAATGCTCAAAGGGTTCTATGAAGAAGAGTTCGCTAGAGCAGCTGATCAAGATCAAAGCAGAGCTTCTTTGATGATATCTCCAGGTCTAAGATCTAGGATAGCGTAATGGCTTTTGCTTCTGGCAAGTATGCAATTGCCATATGCGACAGGTGTGGCTTTCAGTATAAATACCTCACACTCAAGAAAGAGTGGACAGGTTTTCGTGTTTGTCCTGAGTGTTACGAACCTAAACACCCGCAGCTAGAGCCCATTCACAATGTTTCTGATCCAGAAGCTTTGCGCTTCCCCAGGCCCAATCTTTCTCCTGATGTGGTTGCCGGGGCAGGCGTTGTAAGAACCATCGATGATAATCAGATGATGTCTACCACGGGTGATCCGATAGGTTCAGAATTCAACATAGATGGCGCAACTGGCTCTGTCGGAACAGTAACGGTGGTGACAACATGAGTTTTACATTAGCGACACTGAAGTCTACGGTTCAGGATTACTGCGAAACTGCAGAGACTACATTTGTAGCTGACCTTGATACTTTCATAAAAGAAGCCGAAGAGCGCATACTGAAGAATGTAACGCTTCCCGTGTTTAGAAAAAACGTTACAGGTAACGCAACAACTGGGTTTCAATATTTAGCCACACCATCAGACTTCTTGGCTACATACAGCTTGGCTTTGATAATAGATAGCGTCTACACCTATCCACTGTTCAAGCATGTATCATTCATAAGAGACTATACGCCAAACGCATCAACCACTGGCCCAACAAAGTATTACGCTCTGTTTGATGACAACACGTTTATCTTGGCGCCTACACCAGCTTCTGATTATTCGTTTGAACTTCATTACAAATATCGACCTGCATCACTGACAACAACGTCTGGATCAAGTACGACTTGGCTTTCTGACAACGCGCCTGATGCTTTGCTGTATGGCACACTTGTTGAGGCAGCTACTTTTTTGAAAATACCTGAAGAGGCGGCTCAATATGAGCAACGTTTTATGATGGCTATATCTGCTCTTAAAAAGCTTGGCGAAGGCTATGGTGCAAGAGATGAGTATAGATACGATATTGCCAGGGGGTAAGATTGGCTTTGTTTGAGGCATCAAGTCTGGAGGTTGGTAGCGTTGTAGTGGCAACAACACAAGACAAAGGGCATGACCCAGAGTTTTGGGCAAAGGCTGCTGCAGATAGGATTGTGAGTGTTGGTGGAAACTGCCATCCTTTGATTGCTCAGCAAGCAGAGGCTTTCAAGCAGTCTGTAGAAGCAACTGTGGCGTTTTACATCAAAGAAGCTATCAAGAGCGACAGAACAACTTTGATCGCAGAACTAGAAAGACAGGGCCATGCTGACATGGCAAACATAATCAGGAGTCTGTAATGGCGATAACGACAGCAATGTGCACAACCTTCAAAAAAGAAATCTTGGAGGCAGTTCACAACTTCAAGAACACAGGTGGCAGCACATTTAATCTTGCGTTGTACACAAGCTCTGCATCTTTGGGTGCAGGCACCACGGCGTATACAACATCGAATGAGATATCAGGCACTGGCTACACCGCCAAGGGTGCAGCACTTACTCGTGTTGATCCTAGCAATGATGGCACTACTGCGATAACAGACTTTTCTGATTTAACGTTTAGCTCTAGCAGTCTGACCGCACGAGGCGCATTGATCTTTAACGACAGCGCCTCTGGTGACCCAGCTGTTTGTGCGTTAGATTTTGGTGCAGACAAAACGTCTAGCTCTGGTGACTTTACGATTCAGTTTCCCGCAGCAGATGCGTCTAACGCGATTATTCGCATTGCTTAGGATGTTGTGGCCAAGCAGGTTCAGCAGAAACGCATGACTGAAGAAGAATATCGTCGCTGGTTAAAACAGCAGAGAGACCGTCGCCATAATCAGTAGGATATAACGTGTGGCAAATGTTACAGGTTGGGGTAGAGGCACTTGGGGCCAAGGCGCCTGGAATGAAGCGATACCTGTTGAAGTCACGGGCGTTGCAGGCACTGGCGCGGTTACGACTGTCACGGTCAGCGCAGACGCAAATGTCACTGTCACAGGCGTTTCAGGAACAGGGGCAATCGGGTCAGTCACAATCGTTCAGGGAGCGGGTGTTGACGTATCTGTCACAGGCGTGGCGGGCACTGGATCTGCCGGAACGGTTACTGTATCCGCTGATGCGAATGCTGCTGTTACTGGGAATGCTGGGACTGGAGCAATTGGCTCGGTTACAGTCACGGGCACGGCAAATGTTTCTGTCACTGGAGTCCAAGGTGACTCCAACGTTGGGAACGTTACCGTTGCAGCAGATGCAAACGTTTCTGTCACGGGTGTTTCAGCGACAGGAGCGATAGGGTATTTCCTTGTTTATGGCATCATAAATGATGGTCAAGACCCTAACTGGGGTACTATAACCGATAGTCAAACACCGAGTTGGACTGCTGTAACAGACAGTCAAACACCGAATTGGGAAGAGGTAGCCTGATGGTACGGAAGGTCAAAAAGGTTATTAAGGGTTTAGAGAAAGCCTCTAAGACTCACAAAAAGCAAGCTGAGACGCTAAAGAAGCATGTCGCTTCTATGAGCAAGCCAAAGCCTAAGACGAAAAGTCGGAGAAGATAAATGGCAACTTACGTTAACGATCTGCGCCTGAAAGAGATTGCCACTGGTGACGAGGCAGGCACC